ATGAAGTTTGAATCGTTTTCAAAGACCCAGCTCACCGCACTGTCGTGGTGGAGCGACGCATCGCCGTACAGGAGCTGCGACGCCCTCATCTGCGACGGAGCCGTGAGGTCGGGCAAAACGCTGTGTATGGGTATATCCTTCGTTTGCTGGGCAATGCGGCGCTTTGACGGCGAGCGCTTCGGTATCTGCGGAAAAACCATCGAGGGCGCAAGGCGCAACATGGTGCAGCCGCTGCTGCCGGTGCTGCGGGACATCGGCTTTTCGGTCAAGGAGCTTCACTCCAAAAACTACTTCGACGTGAGCTACAAGGGACATTCAAACCGCTTTTACCTTTTCGGTGGTAAGGACGAAGGCTCCGCTTCGCTCATTCAGGGCATTACCCTTGCCGGAGTTCTGCTTGACGAGGTGGCGCTGATGCCGAGAAGCTTTGCCGAGCAGGCCTGCGCAAGATGCTCGGTGACGGGAAGCAAGCTGTGGTTCAACTGCAACCCCGAAGGCCCGAGGCACTGGTTCTACCGTGAGTGGATAAGGAAGGCATCGGAGCGCAACGCTTTGTATCTGCATTTTACCCTGGATGACAACCCCTCCCTTTCCGGGGAAATAATCGCAAGGTACAAGAGTATGTACTCCGGCGACTTCTACCGCAGATTCATACTCGGCGAGTGGGTCATGCCGCAGGGCAGGGTCTACGACTTTTTTGACGAGAGCTATCTGCGGCAGCCGCCCAAAAGCTGCACCGACTATGCGGTGTCCTGCGACTACGGCACGAAAAACCCCAGCTCCTTCGGGTTTTGGGGACTTTTCGACGGCGTGTGGTACCGCCTGCGTGAATACTACTTTGACTCACGCAGGGAGGGCTACCAGAAAACCGACGCCGAGTACGCAGACGACCTAAGGGCGCTTTGCGGCGGTATCACACCGTCAAAGGTGCTGGTCGATCCCTCGGCGGCAAGCTTTATCGAGGTCCTTACGAGAGAGGGCTTTCGGGTGACTAAGGCGGATAACGACGTTTTGAGCGGCATAAGGACCACGGCGGATATGCTCAAGCGGGGCGCCATAGTCATTTGCCCCGACTGCCGTGATGCGATCAGGGAATTTTACGAGTACCGCTGGGATGAAAAGATCGGTGACAGGGACGTTCCGGTGAAGAAGTTCGACCATGCCATGGACGAGATACGCTACTTCGCCGTCAGCGTCGCAAAACGGGAAACGGACGAGGGCTTCGCAATGTGGGTAGACAGGAGGTAAAAATGAAACTTTTTTCCGGAAAAAAGAAGGATCCTCCGCCGAGAGTGCAGATAAGGAGCGTGCAGTCGCACCCCTTTAATCTCATCGACGGCTACGTTCCGCTCGGCGGCGGGGAGATCATGCTCTATCGGCAGATAAGAGAGGCGGTGCCGGTCGTCGACGCTGCGATCATGAAGCTTATCCGGCTCACCGGCGGCTTTACGCTTTCCTGCCCCGATAAAAGGGCGGAGCGTGAGCTTAACGAGTTTGCCAAAAGGGTCGACGTCGGCAGAGGTCAGCAGGGCTTGCAGACCTTTATAAACGCCTACCTCGACTCCATGATAACCTGCGGCAGAGCGGTCGGAGAGATCGTCACAAGGGGAAACTCGGACATTGCGGCCGTCATATGCGGCAACGTGGCGGACGTGCAGATAAAGGAGGGCGAAAGCCCCATGGACTTTGAGCTGTGTTCGCTCGGCGAGAGCGGTCAGATAGAGCCGCTGCCGAGGCAGAATCTGCTCATGTTCACCCCATTTAACCCGGAGGCGGAGTCGCCCTACGGTGTGTCGATGCTCAGAAGCATGCCTTTCCTTTGCGGCATACTCCTCAAGATCTATCAGTCGCTGGGGATAAACTGGGAGAGAGCGGGCAACGTCCGCTTTGCCGTGGTGTACAAGCCGCAGAGCGACGTGCTGGACAGGGGGCTTGCGAAGGAGCGGGCGCAGCAGATCGCTTCACAGTGGAGCGACGCCATGCAGAGCGGAAAAAACGGCTCCGTGCGTGACTTCGTTGCGGTCGGCGACGTCGACATCAAGGTCATCGGCGCAGACAATCAGATACTCGACAGCGAGGTGCCGGTGCGTCAGATCACGGAGCAGCTCGTTGCGAGGACGGGTATCCCGCCCTTCCTTCTCGGACTTAACTGGTCCACCACGGAGCGCATGAGCGCTCAGCAGGCGGACCTCATGACCAGTGAGCTGGCGAGCATACGCCGCACGCTCGACCCGGTCATCGAAAAGGTCTGCACGCTGTGGCTGCATATGCACGGCTATGCCTGTCCCGTGAGCGTCGAGTGGGAGACCATAAACCTCCAGGATGCGGTCGAGGAAGCAAAGGCCGCTCTTTACGTCGCACAGGCGGAAAAAATCTATGGTGAAGAGGGTAAGGAACATGAAGATCGTTAAATTCGGAGCCGCAGCCTCGGCTAAGACCGACGAGCGGGAGCTTGAGCTTTTAAACGCCTTTGCCAAAACGCAGCTGAAGGTCGACGAGGTGTACATTTTCTCCGTCCTGCTGTGCGACAACGAGGTGGACAGGGATCTTGAACGCTTCCCCGTTGAAACGCTCAAGGAGCTTGGTGAGCTGTTCGTGGGCGCTACGGGCATCTGCGACCACGAGTGGCGAAGCGAAAACCAGGTCGCAAGGATATACAGAACGGAGCTTGTGACCGATCCCGAACGGCTTAACTCGCTCGGCGAGCCGTACTGCTATCTCAAGGGCTGCGCTTATATGCTGCGCATACCGCAGAACGAGGAGCTTATCGCTCAGATCGAGGGCGGCATCAAGCGCGAGACCAGCGTCGGCTGCTCCGTGAAAAGCCGCATATGCAGCATCTGCGGCGAGGAGCTTGGCTCCTGCGGACACGAAAAGGGCGTGCGCTACGGCGGAAAGCTCTGCTACGCAAGCTTAAAGGGCGCTGTCGACGCCTATGAATGGAGCTTCGTTGCGGTGCCGGCACAGCGCAATGCGGGCGTTATAAAGAGCCTTGCGAGCTTTGCCGACAGCAGCGAGGGAAGCGTTTTTAAGGCGGAGTACGAAGCGCTCAAAAAGAAGGCGGAGCTTGGAAACAGATACCTTGCGGGGCTTCGCAGCGAGATACTCAGGCTGTGCCTTATCTGCGACGACGGACTGTACGGAGCGGTAAAGGCGGGGCTTGAGCATATGGACGAGGCGGAGCTTCTTTCGGCAAAGGCGGCGTTCACCGCAAAGGCGGATGCGCTCTGCTCTCCGCTCTGCCAGCTTCCGGGCAAGAAGGAGGTCACCGCCTTTTTCGGTGACGAGTACATTATTTGACCACGGGTCTAAGGAGGAAAAACAATGAAGGTTAGTTTTGAAGGTATCGGCGATCAGATCGTTTCCTTTGTTAAGGGCAGCGGCGCCGAAAAGGGCGTTTTCGTAAAGCTCGGCGCTTCTTCCACCGTCGCAGCGGCGAATGACGGCGACTGCTTTGTCGGTCTCTGCGTTCACGCAGACGGCGGCTTTGCCGAGGTACAGCTCAAGGGAAGCGTCACCTGCGCCTACACCGGCACCGCACCCGAAGTCGGCTTTGTAAAGCTCGTTTCGGCAGGCGGCGGCAGCGTCAAGAAGGACAACGGCGGCAGAGAGTATCTCGTGCTGAAGGTGGACACCGCAGCTTCCACTCTGAGCTTTATCATGTAAGGAGGATCACACATGGCATACTTATTCAACGAGGTAAAACTGGACAAGGGAATGTATTCCCAGAGAGGCAAGAGCTTTGAGCAGGTGCTTGAGTCGCTCGACCCCAACGAAAACTACAAGGGTACCGCCTTTGAGGGCATGGACGCTTTCCAGCGTCAGCTCAAGCGCTTCGACATCAAGGTCAGAGGCGCAGGCAGCGACACCGTGGAGAAGTTCTTCTCCACTCACGAGTCCTCGGTGCTGTTCCCCGAATACGTCGCCAGAAGCGTAAAGGCGGGCATGGAGGAGGGCAACATCCTGCCTTCCATCACCGCCTCCGTCACCAGATTCGACGGTATGGACTACCGCTCCATATACTCCGCAGCCTCCGAGGACGACAAGAGCCTGCGCTACGTCGGCGAGGGTGCGGTCATCCCTCAGACCGAGATCAGGGCGGCAGACCATCTCGTTTCTCTGAAAAAGAGGGGCAGAATGCTCGTCGCCTCCTACGAGGCGATACGCTTCCAGCGTCTCGATCTGTTCTCCGTCATGCTGCGTCAGATCGGCAATCAGATCATGCGTATGCATCTTGAGGACGCAATCGACGTCATCATAAACGGCGACGGCAACAACAATGCGGCGCAGACCCTTGAGGTCGGCGGAACCGCTCTCGGCGGTACTGCGGGTACTCTCAGCTACTCCGAGCTGCTCAACTTCTGGAACAGCTTCGACCCCTACTGCATGAACACCCTCGTCGCCGCTCCCGACGTCATGATGAAGATACTCAAGTGCTCCGAGTTCCAGAATCCTCTGACCGGACTGAACTTCCAGGGCACCGGCGAACCCGGCAATCCCCTCGGCGCAAAGCTCATCCGCTGCTCCGCCATGCCCGCAGGCAAGGCGATAGGTCTTGACAAGGGCTATGCTCTTGAGATGGTGAGCGCCGGCGACGTGAGCGTCGAGTACGACAGACTCATCGACCGCCAGCTTGAGCGTGCAGCCATCACCAGCATCTCCGGCTTTGCGAAGCTCTACACCGACGCTTCCAAGGTCCTCAGCGTCTGAGCCGAGGCTCCCCCGCTCATTGCGGGGGAGCGCTTTAAACGATCACAAATGCGGAGGTAAAAATGGCTTACACAAATAACGACATTGCCGCAAAAGCAAGAGAGCTTGCCGGAGACATTTCCGACGAGAGCGGCAGACTTTTAAACGTCCTGTGCGCCGCCGCAGAAGCGGAGCTTCGCAGCAGGCTCAAAAACGGTGCGCCTCCCGCCGAGCTTGAGGAGGTATTCGTGACCGCCGCCGGAATGCTTGCGCTTGCCATGCTCACCGAGACGGAGCGGGCGGAGGACGTGTCCTCCTTCACCGCAGGCAGCGTGTCGGTCACCCTCAGGGGCAGCTCCGTCTCCGCTGCGGCGCTGCGCCGTCAGGCGGAGAATATGCTCAGAGGCTACATCGACTCCGGCGACTTTGCGTTTTTGGGGGTGCAGGGATGAAGACCGACGGACTTTTTCGCCGCTTCGGCGACAAAATTTCGGTAAACGGCAGGCAGGGCAGCGGCATACTGCTGCCGATGCACCCGAAGGACCCCGAAATAAACAAGCGGCCGCTGCCGTCCGGCGTCGTAAACGGCGAGAGCTATCTGCTCATGACCGCAATGCCGCTTTCCGAGGGCGACACCGTTTCCTGCTGCGGGTGCTCCTACGAGGTCAGACGCAGCACGCAGGTGCGGCTCATGGGGGACGTTTCGCATTACGAGGGCGTGCTGCGCCTTGCGGGGAGGGCATAAAATGTTTGATTCCATACTCGACTCCGTCGTCGGCGTTTTGAAAAGCGCAGGGCTGAACGCAGTCAGAAGCTACCCCGCAGCGAAGCTCGACCGAAGCGCAGAGTACGTCTGTATTTCGCTCAAAAAGGGCGAGATTTTATCCTCCGGCATGGGCAATTACCTCGGATGCAGGCAGACGGAAAAGGGCGTTGCGGAGCTGTACGGCTTTAAGGCGGCTGTCAGCATCGCAGCGGACATTTACGTTCCCGCCTCCGGCATCGGGGCGGGACGCTGCGTCGCCCTTGCCGACAGCCTTTGCTCGGCACTTGAGAATGCGCCGCAGGGCTTGAAGGTGCTGGGGTTTGACTGCGGGGATGCGGCGTTTTGCTCGGAGAGCAGAATGTTCAAAAGCCGCTGCGCCGTTTCCTGCATCGCATTCCCGATGCGGAGCGTCATTCGGGAAAGCGGAGAGTTTACGGACTTTGTCCTGAGAGGAGAGTTGAAATGAGCCTTAAACTTAGACCCGGCGTGTATGCGGCATACGAGGTCAGCAGCTCGTCGGCAAACGATGCCGAGTCTGCGCTCGTGGGCATTGCCGCCGCAGCGCAGAAGGGTGAGGCGGCGCTTATAACGAACGTCTCGCAGGCGTCGGAGCGCTTCGGCGAGTGCAGCTTGGCGAAGCTTATACGCAGTGCAATGCTCAACGGAGCAACGAGAGTGTACGCCGTGCCGACTACAGACGGCGACTACGGCGCTGCGTTTGCGGAGCTTATCGAACACGACGCCGACTTTCTCTGCTGCGACAGCACCGACGGCGAGAGCTTTGCCGACATTGCGCAGACGCTTAGCACAGCCGGAGAAGCGGGGAGATTTTTGATCGCTGTGCTCGAGTACGAAAACGCCGAGGCGCAGCTTCTCATAAACAAGGCAAAAAGCATAAACGCCGAGAACGTCATGCTCATCGGAAACGCAGGCGACACCGAAGGACAGCTTTCCGCCGCCGCAGCGGGCATTCTCTCGGCACGCAGCGACCCGGCGCTGCCCGTAAACGGTGTGGCGCTCAAGGGCGTGACGCAGCTTAAATACGACTTCACCGATGCGGAGATCGAGCTGCTGCTTGAGTCCGGCGTCACGCCGCTTGAGATGTTCTGCGGCGAGGCGTGCTTTGTCCGTGGCGTCAGCACAAGGACCATGACCGGGGGAGTGCCGGACGCCACTTATCGTGACATAAACACAGCAATGGTGATAAACCGTGTGCTGCCGACCGTCAGGGATGCGCTGCGCCGCCGCTTTTTAGGCAGGAAAAACGACACGCACACCAAGGCGGCTATACGCAGTCTCGTTGCAACGGAGCTTCAGAAGCTCAAAAAGACGGAAACGATCGCCGCTTACGGGAACATCACCGCCGAGGCAAGCGAGGACGATCCCGGCATCTGCGTCGTGAGCTTCGACTTCTCCGTTTCCAAGGGACTGCACATCATTGAGCTGACAGCTCATGTGAATCTGTGAGGTGTATATGCAGAGCTATGCAAGTTTTCCGACAAGCTGCGATATATATCTTGAGCTTGACGGCAAGAAAATTGCGGTGGTGCAGAGCTACCGTGCCGAGTCCAAAAAGCAGAGCAGGCTTATTGAGGCGTTCGGCGAAAAAACTCCCGTTGCGGTGGTGAGCGCAGGTATAAGTCACCGCCTGAGCCTCACGAGACTTTACGCAACGGACGAGGCAATATGCGACGGCATCGACTTTCACACGCTCGACGACTTCTCCCTCGTCATAGCAAAGCCGGACAGGAGGATCGTCTACTCCGGCTGCCGCTGGGAGAGCATCGAGGAAAACGGTGAGCTGGGCGAGACCGTCGCCGAAAAGGTGAGCATCATGGCGGCGGACAGAATGGAGCTTGAGGCATGACGGCGTCAATGCTTTTACGGGATGCGGCGCAGCCCATGCAGCGGCTGCGCTGGCTGGTGCTTAAAGAGTTTAACATTCTGCCCTTTTCCGATGAGGGAAGGGCGGTGGATGACGGGGAGCTGCTCAAAATGGCGGCACAGCTGGTCCTTGACCGCAGGCTGAGCCTTGCGGACGTAAACCCCTCGTTTTCCGCAGAAAAGTTTTCGGAGGCGATGAAGCGTGGATAATGAACTGACGAGTCTTGCGGCGGAGCTTCTTGCGCTGCTCACGCAGGAGGGCGTTTCACATAGCTCAAAAAGCGCTTACGATACCGCCGCAGAGAGCCTTGCGCCCGAAGCCGAGGTCCCGTTTTCAACAGAGCCTTTGCCGAGCGTGCAAAGGAGCCTCACGATAGAGGAGATCTCCGAGGGCTTTGAGCGGGAGTCAAGGCGCTACGACTCACATTTTGAGCTTTATTAGGAGGTGGAAGCGTGCTTGCATCCATGAGATTCAAAAACTACATATGGCCGCACAATCCCAAGCGCTTCGAGATAGGCTTTGAGCGGAAGATAAGCTGCATGAAGCTGCCCTTTTCGGGTCACGTCGTGCAGGACCTCGGAAGCTGCGCACGGGTGTTCTACGGCGAGGGCGAGTTCTTCGGCGAGGACGCATACGCACAGTTTCGCCGCCTTGCCGAGGCATTTAACGAGGGCGGTGCGGGGCTGCTTTCGCATCCGCTGTGGCCGAGCGTCAGTGCGGTATTTCAGAAGCTCAGTCTGCTTGAGGAGCCGGGGGAAAACTACGTCCGCTACTCCTTCCGCTTTGTCGAATACAGCGACGGCGGCACGGCGCAAAGTCTGTCGGCAGCCGAGACGGGAACGCAGGGCGGCGTTTACACCGTCGCCGAGGGCGACAGCATAGGCAAGGTCGCACGCAAAATCGGCATAAGCTCGGATCGGCTTATGCGCTTAAACCCGGAGATCAAAAATCCGAACCTGATCTCCGCAGGGCAGGTCCTCAGAACGGAGTGAAGCTATGACGGGCTACATATACGATAAAAACGGAAATGAGACCCTCCTGCCGCCGCTTCTGTCGTGGGACATCTCCATCGGCAGCGGTGAGCCGTGCGACTCGTTTGAGGTCTGCTGCGCCTATGAGACGAAGTACCTCAAGGCGCTCTCGCAGGCCTGCCGCTTCCGTGCCGCACACGGGGGCAAGACCGTGTTTTCCGGGCGCATCGACGAGTACGAGGTGCGCATTTCCGACGACGGCGGCACGGTGTCGGTCTGCGGACGCTCATTAGCTGCGCTTCTGCTCGACAACGAGGCCGAGGCGTCCGAGTATTTAAACCTCAGCCCGGAGCTTCTGAGCGAGCGCCACATAAAGCCCTACGGCATAAGCGTGTCGATAGGCACGGGTCTTAAAACGCTCTCCGGCTTTGCGGTGACGCAGGGTGAGAGCGAGTGGAGCGTCGTGAAGCGCTTTTGCAGTCTGTGCGGCTGCCCGGAGCCGAGGTTCTCGCAGGACGGAACGCTGCTGCTCGGCGTTCACGGCGGTGCTACGGTGACGCTAAACGACCAAAGCCCGATGGCGGAAATACGTCACAGGGACTGCCGCTACGGGATGATCTCCGCCGTTTTGGTCAAAAACCGCAGCACGGGGGCAAAGTACGGCGTTTCCAATCAGCCCTTCATAGACAGGGGCGGGTCGAGTCGGCGTATAATCACCGTGCCGAGGAAAACGGGGGCGGAGGCGATGCGCTACACCGCAGCCTATCAGATAAAGCAGTCGGCAAAGGGGAAGTTCACCGTGAGCCTCAAGCTGCCGTCGCAGTTTCCGGCAAGGCCCGGAGACACGGTGCGCTTTGACAGCAGGCGCTTGGGGTTAAAGGGCAGCTTTACGGTCACACGGCTGCGCTCCTTTGCCGGAGGAAGCGAGGCGGGGAGCGAGCTTACCATGGAGGTGCGCACATGAGGATCGAGGAGATCGGAAGAAAGACAAGCGACGGAGCCGACATTTCCGTTGCCCGGGTGAGCATCGGCGGAGAGGACCCGGCGCTCGTCTCCGGGAAGGAGTACCGAGGGTGCGAGCTGCTTTGTCCCGGCGGGGTGCTGAGGCTCCCGAAAACGGGGGAGGAGCAGCTTCTCATAAAAACCGAGGACGGCTCCGTTTTGGCTGCGGGCGTGTGCGGCGTCGAGATCCCGGAGGGACTTTCCGAGGGCGACATACTTATCAAAAACGGGCAGGCGTCGCTGTGCCTTCGCAGCGACGGCAGCATTGAAATATACGGCAAAGTGCTTATAAACGGGAGTGAGCTTAATGGAACTGAGACTTAAGGACGGCAAATACGACAGCATCGGAGCGAGGCTTTGCACGGTGAGCGGAGCCGAGGAGCTTGCACAGCGTGTGATGATGAAGCTTGCCGCAAGACGGGGCAGCTTTTGGCCTCTGCCGGACTACGGCAGCAGACTGTACAGGCTCGTAAGCGGCGAGCGTCCAAAGGACAGAGAGCTTGCGGTGCGGCAGTACGTCGCCGAGGCGCTCTCGGACGAGAGCGGCGTTACGCTCACCGACGTGCAGATAAGCTATCCGAGCGACGACACCATGCGGCTCAGACTTTACTTTTCGTGGAGCGGAGGCAGCTTCTCCACAGACCAGATCATAAGGAGCTAAGCTATGAAAACAACGGAAGAAATATATGCGGCGCTCAAAGAGAACTTTGAAAGCGCTTCGGGGCTTGCCCTAAACGACGGCGGCGATATGGCGCTGCGCTTCATGGCGCTGGCGGCACAGCTTGAGAGCCTGTACTACGAGGCGGACTTCGTTGCGACGCAGGGTATGCCGCAGACCGCAAGCGGCGGCAATCTCGACTACTTTGCTTCGCTCAAGGGACTGAGCCGTGTCCCCGCAAAAAAGGCGACGGGTACGATCACCTTCTACGGCGCAGACGGGGTGACGACCACCATCGAAAAGGGCACTCGCTGCCTCGGCAACAACGGCATGGAGTACGTCACGACCGAGGAAAAGCGCCTTACCGCAGCTCTGGGAAGCTGCACCGTCGCCGCCGAAGCGACGGTCGCAGGTGCTGCCGGAAGCATTGCCGCCGGGGGCATAGTCACGATGATGCTGCCTCCCGTCGGAGTCAAAAGCTGCAAAAACACCGTCCCGTTCTTCGGCGGCAAGGATGCCGAGAGCGACGAGGAGCTGCGCAAGAGAGTGCTTATGAGCTACAAGACCGTCATAAACGGCGGCAACAAGGAGTATTACAGGCAGCTTGCAATTAGCGTTGACTCGATCGTTGCGGCACAGGTCATACCCAAAGAGCGGGGCGTCGGCACAGTGGACGTCATCGTGTCTACGCATGAGTATATGCCGACATCGGCGACCGTTGCCGAGGTGCAGGCGCTGATGGACGAAAACCGTGAGGTCTGCACCGACGTTCTCGTCCGCACGCCGCAGACCGTCCCCATAGGCGTTGCGGCGACCGTGACGACAAAGGCGGGACAGAGTCAGAAGCTCATCTGCGACAACGTGAAGATCGCACTCCAAAAGTACTTCGTCGGCGAGCGTCTCGGCAGGGACGTGCTGCGCTCGGAGCTGGAGGAGATCATCGCTTCGGTGTCGGGTGTTGCAAGCTATGTCCTGACTCAGCCGGAGGAGGACTTCCTCATTGACCCCAACGAGCTTCCCGTCATCGGGGCGATAACCGTCACGGGAGGCGAGGCTTAATGGCATACGAGACCTTTCTGCGAAGAATACTTGCGCCGCTGCGGATATACGACCTTGACGGCGGCTACGGTGCCATCGAGATCGCCTGCGAGGGTGAAGCGCTCGACGGCGTATACGACAGGCTTGAGCGCCTCGACGGACGCCGCAGGGTCGAGACCGCAACACAGGAGGAGCTTTCGGAGTACGAGGAGCTGCTGCCGTATCCGCCGATAAGCGAGAGCATTTCGGACCGCAGAGCGGCGGTCGCCGCCATGCTCGGCACCGCAAACTGCTGCATGACGCTGCCTGAGCTTAACCGTGTCCTGCCGCTCTGCGGCGTTAAGGCAACGGCGCAGGAGACGGACGAGGCTTACACGCTGCGCATCGTCTTTGACTCTGCGCCCGAAGATGCGTCGGTGCTTGCCGAGGTGAAGCGCCGTCTTGGCGAGATCGTCCCCTGTCACCTTGCGCTCGTGTACTCCTAAACCGCAGAACAAAAAAGCCCACTGTGCGGGGGACACCGCACAGTGGGCTTTTCAGGATGCACAAGTTTTTGCTTAAATGTTCTTTTTCTTGCAAACGATTCCCTTGAACAGCATAAAATAGTGCTTTAATTCCGGCCTTTTCATATACACGAGCAAAAATGCGAGATTAGGCAGCACCGCACAGATCGCAGCCTTCGCAAGAAACGCAGGGAGTCCTTCAGACGGAAGCAGTCCGCATATCCGCCAAGTTGCGTAACCGACGATCAAAGTTACTGCTGTGTTGAGGAGGTAGCCCTTGAAGTAAGGGCGTACACTCGACGCAAAGCCGTATTTGTAAAGCACACACGGTTCGATCCAAAGGCAGGTGGTCACGGTGCTTATGAATGTTCCCAAGAGGATGCCCAATATTCCGTAGCTTTTTGCCAGTATTATCGATGCCGCAAGATTGATCAGAGACTCTGCTATCGGCTTGTGCCTGTCGTACCAATACAGTCCCATTGCTTCTCTGAAAGTGAGGACGCCTCGCCTCATAAGGGTAACGTAAAAGTTCAGCGCTATTACCAAGACGATCGACAGATCAAGTGTGTAGCCGCTTTTCAGCCAAACCGATGCTATAAAATGGTTTGACAGCACAAATATTGAAATTGCAGAAAAGCCTGAGAGCCACTGAACGAAAAAGTCGATCCTTTTGAACACTGTCATGGTATACTCTTTGCTTTCAGAGACATTTAAGTTCCCCACACTTGCTGTTATGGAGTTAAATATCATCGCATACGCCGAAGTCAAACCTAAGGTGATCATCAGATAATTTGAATATAAACCGACCGATATTGCGCCGACAAAATAAGCGATCAGCAGGTTGCCCGTACCGTTTACCACAACAGCTCCAAGCTTATGAGCCATCATAGCCGATACATTGCGGGTGATTTCGCTTTTTGTCGAAGCCGGCAGCGGTTTAACGTCTTTGCTCGTGATAAACGGATAGAGCCGATCGGCCTTGCTTGCAAGCAGGGCGTTGTTTACTATTCCGCAGCCGATCGCCAGACAAAGATAGACGATAAAATCGTGAGTCAGATACAAAAACACACATTGTAGCAAAGCGCACGCCATGCTTGATATGTAATTGTATTTAACGATGATGTATTGCTTCTGGTCCGCATTTATAAGCGACTGCTTGTACACAAAGAAATAGGATATTGCCGAGTTAAGAACAAAGAGAATGTATATCAGCTCTATGTTTGGCAGATCGGGCAAATCTTTTATTAAGTACGGCAAAAACGGAGTAAGGGATACTCCGATTATCAAGACCACTATACCGATGATCGTATACAGCTTCTTGTACAGCGCCAGAATTGACAGCGTAAGCTCGTTGTCATTCTCCGCCAAAGGCTTGTAGAGACTGAAGGTGATCGCACTTCCGACACCGAGCTCGGCCAACGAGAGCAAAGAAAGAATATTTGAAAAGGTGCCGTTTAATCCGAGGTATGCAACCGACAGCGTATCTATAAAAATTCTTCTGGTGACGAAGATTATTAACAGTACCGCGAGTTTGAGAAATAAGGAAGTTTTAATGTTTCTCAGTGAATTTGATGTTCTGGACAT